GGCCTATTTATTTAAGTTTTACCTGGTAAGGATGGCGGGGTAGAGGCCTACAATACTTCCGGTAAAGGCCTCATGGAAACCCGGAAGACTCGATATTAGTACGTCGAGTAGCGAACAGCTGTTGGGCAGCTCGAAATACCCTGACCTTCGTGCTCACTCCGATTCACTCTGCAGCAGTATGCAGAGCCTGAGCGCGCAACGTCCGTGAGGCAGTTACGTGTCGATCGTCAAGTGAGGTGGTCGGTAGACCCTTGACCCTGGTCGAGGGGAGTCTTTTAGCGTCTTACTGCCAGGACGGTGGTGGTGATTATTCTCCAAAGGTGATCATTGGAGGTGGGTCTCGCGCTCGAACTTGTTGCATACCCATCATATTACCGCGGGTGGAATATTGGTGTGGGTTGGTGCGAGAGCCCGCAATAGCCAGGTCAGCATTGAGAGACTGGGAGGCGATTTCTTCTGCCGTTGGGTAGTAAGCCATGCCACCAGCTGGAGTTGGGACGGCGTTGTTAGTCACGCCACTGAAGAAGTCAAAGGCAGCGAATTTGGCGTTCTCGGGGTAGCCGCGGGTTGACCATGATGCTGGTGGAATCATCTGAGCTTTCCCAGTGTTGTAACAAGTTTTGGCATAGTACATGCAGAATTGTCGCAGCGTGCACTTGAGCTCCACAACATTCTTAATCTTGGCCAGCGGAATTCGGTGACGTTTCGCCGCGTGCAACTAGGAAGCGTGAACTTCCATTGTGATAGCAGAACCATGCTAGTTGGAATAGATCGGATCTGTCTGCTTCACGGTGGTCAGCTTTGAGCAGGTCGAGGATTTCGGTGACGGTTTGTTTGGTAGCCACCGTGTTGGAGTCTATCTCGCGGGTGATGAGCTGGATTTCTTCGAGAGAAGGCATAAGTAGGTCATCACCCGCGGTATTGTTATCCGGGGCTGGGGGCCTAGTTTGATTTCCTTGCGGTGGAACAGACGTGTTAGTCTCATTTGGATTTGGCGGGATAACTCGCGGGTTACTCTCAGGCATCTTTATTGTTTCAAACATTACTTCAAACTTAACACACATTGCTGTGCGTAAGCTTGTAAGTAAAGTTTGGGCACTTTTGGTGTATGAGGAAAAGGGCATCTCCAGGCAGCTCTGAGAGTCGGTGCGGTGTTGAGACATGGCCTGACTTAATCAGGGCGCCAGCGTCGTATATTGTGAACTGTACGGTCGTAGCTTCTCTATTCTCGGTGACGTTGATCGACAGTTGCAGACTGGTGCTGGGAGGACGGGTGGTAATGTCCATCGGGATCATAGCGTGGATGTTGTCGAAAACTAGGAGCCCGTGGGTGCGGCAGTCTAAGCTCGGGTGTTCCACCTCGAAGTTTGGGAGTGCCACCGGCTCTAGTGGCGGTTCAGTTGGGTTGGCGCGCGATACTATCGCTAAGATCTGCTGTAGCACGTCAAGAGGAGAACTACGATCAATCTGTTCGCGGATGCTGGTGAGCTGTGGGTTGATATCGTCAAGTACCCTTCTGTCTTGATTCAACAGGTTGATTATCCTTTCGCTGTTGGCCAAGATGCTGTGTAACGCCTGGTTAATTTGTGACGAATTGGCGTCTGCGGTGGCGGGTAGGGCTGCGTGCAACCTTTGGATTTGGAGGGTGGCCTGATTCTGTAGTCCCTCCAGGTGCTTGTACCATTTGATCGAATTAGCGTGTAGTGCGTGCAGCTGTCCGAAAAGCTCTTCGATCGGTAGCGGTGATTGTTGGATTTGGTAGTCCACCTCTGGCCTATTGGCTAAGAGGGCGTTGGTAGCATTGAGTGCTGATTGAAGCTCCGAGAAAAACACGCGCTGATCCGGCGTCGTCGTCACAGACGGTGTTCGAACTTGCGAGTTGGTGATCAGTGTTAGTAACTCCCCGTGATGCCGCTGGATGTCGGTGGAGGTGGGAAGAGCGGCAATGTCGGCCCTAATAGCTTGTATGTGTTCTGTTTGAGCGCGGTTGCTGTTAGCGGAGTTGACG